AGCGACTATGCCGATATCCAGCGTCTTGCAAATGTTGGGGCGATGGGCGAGGACTACTCGCAACGAGCGCTTGCGGCTGATATCCAACGATACAACTATGGACAGCAGGCGCCTTATGCACAGTTGCAATCGTTCCTGTCTGGCGTCTACGGTGCGCCTAGCGGAATGATTAGCAGCCAGCCTGTATACGGCAATCCGATCATGGGTGCGCTTGGTGGTGCTGCGCTGGGTTACGGTCTTGGTGCGCCAGCAGGATATGGTGGTTATGGTGCTGCTGCTGGTGGCTTGTTGGGCGCATACGGTGCGAGGGCATAATGGCTGATCCTGCAACGATGGCGATGGCTGGCGCTGCTGTTGGTGCGTTATCCAACAAAGACGACCCAATGAAGGGTGCGCTGATGGGCGCTGCACTCGGTGGTGGCGGCGGCTATCTTGCTGGCATGGCGGCTCCTGCTGGAGAGGCTGCACTAGCAGGGACAGCGGGCGAGACGCTACTGACTCCTGCAACGATGTCAGAGTTTGCGCCAGTTGGAACTGTGTCTCCTGTAGTTAGACCTGATATCGGAGCAATCCCTGTCTTGCCTGATAATGCGTACAACTATGGTCGAGAAATCATAGGTACATCAATGCCATCCGATCTTTCATGGATGGATACGATCAGTCCTAGTCAAGCGCAGGCGGCGGCTCCAGTTGGAAGCGCTGCAAAGTCAATGATGAATCCGTATCTGATGCAGATGGGATTGTCTACGATGCAGGGAGCGCAAGGCCAGCCGGTCAGAATGCCAGGGCAGATCAAGCAAGGGAACCCGTCAGGTCTGAAGTACGATCTAATCTCATCGTTGCTTGAGCCTAAGATGGTAGAGCGCCGAAAAATCAGTCTGCTGTAGGTGACACATGGCAATCGAAGATTATCTGCAAAACCTGTTTCCGCAGGCTCCGTCCTATCTGCCTGGGCTGTTGGGCGCTGAACAGGCTCAGATGGCCCAACAGCAGGCTAGGCAGCAGGGTTTGTTGGGTTTGGGATTGGGACTCATGCAAGCGGCTGGGCCTAGCACTCAGCGCATGGGGATCGGTCAGATGCTTGCGCAAGGATTAGGCGCAGGCCAGCAGGCATATCAAGGCGTCTATCAGCAGAAGATGCAAGAAGCCTTGATGGGCCAGCAGATTGCTGATATGCAAAAGAAGAAAGCGCAGCAGGAGGCGATGCAACGGCTATTCCCGCAAGTTTTTCAACAAATGACAGAACGAGGTGCGATTGCTGGCGAAGAAGGGCCAGTTCCTACTGCTCAACAGCGTATCTCGATTGACCCGCAAAAGTTGTCAATGCTTGCAATGGCATCAGGCGATCCGCTGGCAGCACTTGCGAACATTGCAAAGACTGTCCCTGAATTGCGTAAAGCTGGGCTTGTCGCTGGTGGTGCGACTGATGTTGATCCGTTTGCTCCATTCCTGTCGATTGACAACCCCAACTTGCAAGCGGTTGCTGCTCAGTATTCGAGGGCATTCAAGTCTGGTGCGCTTGACGATACCGCGATCAACCGAGCAGTTGAAAGTCTTGGGAAGATGGCTGAAGCATCGGGAGCGACAACTGCTGACATTCGCGGCTATAACCTTGCAGTTCAGCAAGCAAAAGATAGCGGTCAGAAAGTACCGACGTTCTTGGAGTACAAGTCTCAACTAGCTGAAGCCGGTAGAACAGTCATCGACATGACTGGAGGCCAGAAAGGGTTTGAGAACGAGAAAGCATTACGGCAAGAGTTCCAAGGATTGCCTGAGTACAAAGCCTTCTCAGAGATGCGTTCTGCCTATAACGCTGTAGCTGATTCATTGAAGCAAAACACAGCGATTGGCGACGTTGCAGCGGCAACAAAGTTGATGAAATTGCTGGATCCTGGTTCTGTTGTTCGTGAGTCTGAGCTTTATATTGCGATGTCTGCTACTGGTTTGGCAGATAGGGTTCGGAATTATGGAAACAGGATCATAAACGGCGAAAAGCTTACACCTTCACAGAAACGTGAATTTGAGCAACTTGCAAGTGACCTATTTGGTTCTGCTGTAAATACGTTTAATGAGAAGCGAAGCTATTACGAAGGTCTTGCAAAAAATTACGGGTTTGCGCCAGGGAACATTATTGGCAAACCAGCAGAACTGCCTTCGCTTGTAACGACTCCAAGAGCAGAGAGTAGTGATTTACAATCAGCAGCGGCTGCTGAACTTGCTAGGCGAAGGGGCAAGTAATGGATCTGTCGAGACTGTCTAACGCTGATCTTGAGGCTGTTGCTGCTGGCAGGATGCAAGATGTATCCGATGCCGGTCTGCGAATCATTGCTGGCAAAGAGACACCACTGCAAGCCATTGGCGGGGCTGTAGACACTGCGCTTAAGCTAGAGAAGCCAGACAATAGGCTTGCGATGCTAGAAGCCGCAAGGAAGCCTTCTGTCGGCATTGCTGCGACTGATACGGATGTGCTGAGACAACTAGGCTTGACTGGCAGGGCGGCAATTACCGGCATTACGGGTTTGCCTACACTTGCAAGCGATGCGCTGATCTCTCTCATCAACAAGATCGGCGGCACTAACATCCAGATGCCATCACAGGCTCAACAAGCCTTGATGACTCAGTTTGGACTTCCTGAAGCCGTTACTCCACAAGAGAAGATGGTGCAGGATATATCTTCTGCTGGATTCGGTGTGTTGGGTGGTTACGGACTAGGTGCAGCAATGCCTAAGTCTATGGCTCCTAGCGCTGAAATATTGATGAAGTCTCCAGAGTTCCAACTCGGCAGCGCAACGGCATCTTCTCTTGCTTCGTCTGCTGCCAGAGAAGAAGGTGCAGGGCCGCTAGAGCAGCTTGGACTAGGTGTGCTTGCTGGGACGGTTGCTCCGTCTGCCGGAGCTACTGCGGCAACGCTCGCTCAGGCAGCAGGTAGAGGCGCACGAGAGACTGTCCGACCGTTCACCCAAGAAGGCAGAGAAGTCATCGTTGGCAATATCCTGCGACAGTTGGCAAACAAGCCTGAGCAGGCGATCCAGAACCTTGAGGAATACCGTCCTGGTGTTTCTGGATATACGCCAACGACAGCGCAAGCGTCCAGAGACGTTGGGTTGATGGGTGCTGTCCCTGCCGTCAGAGGACTAGACGAGACGGGCCGATTCACCGAGCAATTGATGAAGGCGAATCAAGCCAGAGTGAACGTGCTTGATCGGTTGGCTAAAGACAAAGAGACGCTGGCTGCTGCAATTGCAAAGCGTGATGAAGTGACGGCTCCATTACGAGAAGCGGCTTTTGCAAAAGTTACTGTCACTCCTGAGCAGTTCGCGCAGTCTGTTGCCGATGATGTTGGCGGCACGATTGCGACAATCATGGCATCCCCTGCTGGTAAGCGAGGAACGGTCGAGAAGGCGATGACGTTTGCACAGTCGCGGATTGAGCGAGCGACTACTCCGGCAGAACTTTACGAAATCCGTAAAGACTTGCGCGACGCTGCACAAGGTCTCCTGGACAAAGAAGGTTCAGCATTCAGCCTTGCAAAAGGCCAACTTGAGCAGGTGATTAGATCGGTCGATCAGGCAATCGAGAACGCTGCTCCTGGATATCAAGATTACTTACGGAAGTACGCTGTTGCCAGCAAGGGGATTGATCGTCTGGAAGCTGCTCAAGAGTTCCGCAATCGGGTTAAGTCAACTATCCCGATGGTGCTTGACGATCCGTCTAGAGCGCCAGAATACATGCTGTCTCAGCCTGCATTTGTTCGTGCGATTCGCGGCATTGAGAAGGAAACAGATCTTAGCCCTACGCAAGTCGCTGTTGTTCGCAGGGTGGCTAAAGACTTGGACGATGCTACGTTTCGAGTCACGCAAGAACCAGGGTCGAACACTTTCAAGAATCTATCGCTTGCAAATATTCTCGGCGGCATAGCAGGGAAACAGATGTTTGGCGAGGTTCCGCAGTCTGTGCAGAAAGTTCTTGCGCCGATGAACTGGCTGTATAACGGGACAGACGATGCAATCCGCGCTGTCATCGTTGACGCTATGCTAGATCCTAAGCTTGCAGCGCAGATGATGCGAAAAGCCAGCACGACATCTGTCGAGCCGATCAGCAGAGAATTGCAGCGCAGAGCAGTCAAACTTGGATACGGTCAAGTATTTGGCCTGACACCGGAGCAATAATGCCTAAGACTAAGATTAGCGAATTCGATACCGATCCGAACAACAATACGGACATCAACGGTATCAATATCGCGGAAAACTGTTCTCCCGCTAACATCAACAATGCCATCCGGCAGTTGATGGCTGATCTAAAGGATTGGCAGAGTGGTGCTGACGATAAGTATATTGTTCCTGCTGGAACTGCTGCTGCTCCTTCTGTGACGTTCAACAGCGATACCGATACAGGCTTCTACCGAGTTGGAGCAAACGAGATCGGTGTTGCTGTTAACGGTGCCTCGGTTGGCTCGTTCAGTTCATCTGGCTGGACTGGATCTACAATCACAATGCCTGCTGGCGTATTGTTGATGTGGTCAACTGGTACGGCTCCGACTGGATATTTGCTGTGTAATGGTTCAGCGGTATCGAGAACGACCTATGCGACGCTGTTTGCTGCAATTGGAACGGCATACGGATCTGGAGATGGCAGCACTACGTTTAACCTGCCAGATATGCGCGACCGGATGCCTATCGGCGCTGGAACGACCTACGCTGTCAATGCTTCTGGTGGTAGTTCGACAACGACTATTGCGCTTGCTAACCTGCCTGCTCACGACCACAGCATTACTGACCCTGGTCACGTTCATAGTGTCCAGTACAACTTTGGCGGGGCGTCTAACCCAGGACAGCCATCGTCAGGCGAGACGCTCGATAGCATGACCGAGAACACTGGATCTGCTACGACTGGCATCACTAAAACTAATACGACTCAAGGAAACGGCTCTGCATTCTCTAACAGTGCAATGACCACAATTTCACCATATCGTGGCGTCTACTTCATCATCAAGACTTAAATCATGCCGACAATTAGCGAAGTGGAGAACAGATTGAGTACGCATGAGGAAGTCTGCGCTGTGCGCTATGAAGGTATCAATGCGCGGCTCAAACGGCTGGAGCAGATCCTTATCGGCAGTGCAGGGTTCATCATCGTGCTATTGCTTGGGTTGGTGCTGAAGATCCATTGATATGATTGATCCCATTACCGCGCTGGCTACTGCAACAGCAGTCTTTAACGGCATCAAGCAGGCAGTCGCGGTAGGGCGCGAGGCGCAGGATATCTTTGGTCAGCTTGGCAAGTGGGCAGGCGCGGTATCGGATTTGCAAGAGTGGATGAATGGCGAATCAGAAAAGAAACCGTCAATCTTTAAGAAGCTAAAGTTCGACAAATCCGCAACTGCTGAAGCCTTCGATACTTACGCTGCCCAGGTTCAGATCCGGCAGATGGAAGAAGAAATTCGCCATATGTTTACCTGGGGCGAACTCAACCATTTAGGTTTAGACGGATACAACGAATTTATTATGATGCGTCGGCGCATCAAAGAGCAGCGCGAGAAAGCAATTTACGAGCATGAGAGACGCAAACAGAAGTTCATCAGGATGACTACTGAATGGGCATTGATTGCTGTCGTTCTATTTCTTGGTGGACTTATCTTGTTTCACATCATTTCCTTCATTGTGAGCCAGTCGAAGTGATCTACATTGCTGGCTGTGCTGCTGGGATAGTCTCCCTAATGTTCTTCCTTGCGAGTGTGTCTACATGAGAATGAGCACAGAGGAAATCGAGGTCAGAGTCTGGGCGGCGATCCTGCTAACGCTGGCTGGCATCTTGTTGGTGAGTGTCATTGCGATTATCGGTGGTGTCTTGTTTGTCGAGCAAGACAAAGAGCGCATATCCCCTATTGATCAGGCTTTCCTTGCGATCCTAAAGGATGTGATGCTGTTGTGCATCGGCGCGGTTGGTGGCATTGCAGGCCGGAAGGGTGCGTATGCCGCTGCAAATATGCTGAAGGATAAGAGCGATGATTCCAATTCCCGCGCTGCTTGAGGTTGGCGGCAAGCTGCTAGATAGGGTGTTGCCTGATCCAGAGGCGGCAGCTAAAGCAAAGCAAGAACTTGCTGCGCTTGAACAAAACGGTGAACTTGCCAAGATGGCAAACGACACCAAACTATTTGAGCTAAACGTCAAGAATACTGACTCTGCTAGGCAAATGCAGATTGCGACACGCAGTCCAATGCCAGCAATGTTGTCTGCTATCACTGTTGTCGGGTTCTTTGGCCTGTTGGTAGGTTCTGCGCTTGGCTATATGTCTTTGACCGGTTCTGATGTAATGATGCTGTTGCTGGGCGTCTTAGCAAGAGAAACCGCATCTGTCTATAATTTTTGGCTGGGATCTTCCAACAGTTCGCAGCAAAAAGACCTGATGAAAAAATAGGGATTGGCAAACATGATCTCAATCGACGAACTGAAAGCAGCGACTGGCTCAGACGAACTTAATGCGCTGAAGTACATTGCGCCGATCAATCAGGCGATGGACAGATTCGAGGTCAACACTCCGCAGCGAATCGCTGCATTTCTTGCGACGATCTCCGTTGAGTCTGCGAGGCTGTCTGCGGTAGAAGAAGGCTTGTACTACAGCAATCCTGAACGTCTAGCCAGCATTTTTAAGCGAATCTTCCCTGACGCTAAGTCGGCAGAAGGCTTTACTAAAAACCCGAAAGCGTTAAGTAAGATCCTGTACAACGGCTTTCATGGTCGAGGACTGATCCAGCTTACGCATGAAGCCAACTATAAGGCTTGTGGCGATGCGCTAGGCGTCAACTTCATCGAAGAACCTGAGTTGCTGGCGACTCCGCTATATGCTGCTTTGTCTGCTGGGTGGTTCTGGAAAACTAATGGCTGCAATGAAGCGGCAGACGCCGGTGACATGGATAAGGTAACACGCATCGTCAACGGGCCTGCCAAGCTTCATCTTGCCGAGCGTAAACATCAATATGATGTCGCGCTATCTCAGTTCACTTAGTCTCCTGTAGAGCGATAAGATAGTCTAGATACCATCTAGCCTTCTGTAGATCCTGCAAGCCGTTCTTGTGCTTCCAGCGCCACAAATACTTGATGGTATTCCCTGTGCAGACAGCTTCGATTCCTTCTAGCCCAGAGCAAGCGGCAGCGATTCCATCAATCGCTTCGATTCCTCCTTGCGTGTAGTGCGAAGGATGATCGACATCAGAATGGCGGGGCATCATCTTTAGCCTTAGGTTCTGCCAAGGTTGCCCAGCCATCCCAGCCAACAGGGACGGATTCAAGTTTCATGCTCAAGCCGTTCTTTCCCTGAAGAACGACCCCAAGCTTTGACCAGCGTTTCTTCTCCTGCCCATCTTTCCCGGTGTAGGTTCCGGTCACTGCAATCACTTCATATACGACTGCCATATCAGCCTCTAAGTTTGTTGATTGATTCTTCTACTTCAGCTAAAAACTTTTTTACCTTATCTTCGGTCTCCTTTATAAGCACTTCGTTAGGCTCAAAACGTACAACGAACAATTGCAAATCTTCAGTAAGTCGCGGATCAAACGACACGAAGTCAACGTATGCTCTACCGGTACAAGCCAACTGAGCAAGCATCTGCGGCTTGTGTTTTGTCGGTACTTTGCCTTCCAGCATCCAGTCTAAGTGAGTAGCCGTTGCTGGGCATTTGATCTCAATCAGACCGTGTTTCCCGACAAGACCATCAGGCGATGCGCCAAACCACAAGATCAGCGGGTGCTTTACGAACCCGACTTCATCAACGAGTTCGTACTGCGACTGATACGCAGCGCGAGCTAGTGGCTCGGTATCAGTTCCCCATTGCATAAAGTGGTTGACGTAGTTCTCCTGCTGCTGGCCTGTAAGCCGTTCAGCAATCAACTGAACCATGTAGTTCCTGCGAGCCGCAGTGCCTACGCTTGACTGTACGTCAGACATGCGAGAAGCCGTGACATGTCCGAGACGCTCTGCGAACCACTCAACAGACCGCTGATCACTCATTGACGTACCCCAATACCCGCTGGTTTTTGCCGGATTTCCCTTTTCGCTTCCCGATTGGTTGCAAGTACCCTTTACGGATAAGCGGGGCCAGTCGAGCGTTAAGTGAGTTCAAAGCAAAGTTAGGAAGCTTGGCAGACAGTTCGTCTTGCGTAAGACCGTTCCTCGCTGCTCTATAAGCCTCAAGAACGATCATTTCCATCCTGTTAGCATCTACGCTCGCTGCTGCGTCTTTGCTGGTCTGCGGGTCTGTATTCCGGGCCAGACCTGCCCAAGGACTCGGAAACATTAGGCAATCTCCATCAATTGCGTTTTGCGCTTGTTCTTTGCTTCCTCAATCTGCGTCATAGCATCTGTTCCTTGATGCTGTTTGTATGCAGCAGCATAGACAGACTTCAGACCGTCAAGGCTTTCAGCGGCAAGCAGTTGCCTAACAAAAGGGGCAGGATCAATCTTAGTTTCATGCGTTGTTGCATCTGCATCGTTGTCTCCTTCCGTTGGAATGGCAAATGCTTGCATACACGCATACTTGTACGCTGCTGACATTGCTTTATTTGTCGCTTTGTCTCCGCTATCCATTGCTTCGCCATATGTTTTGACAACGTGCTTACTTCCATCTTCCGACGCGACGAAATCAAACTCAGCTTCAACAATCACATAAAACAGCGTGTTGCCTTTAGCGTTTACTCGCTCGGTGCATGTTCGATTGAGCATGCGAGGAAGTATGCAAAGCCCATGTTTTGCAAGCATCGGTGACAGCGAGTTGTAAACGTCATCAATTCCGCGAAACTTGTACCCTTGCTGTTCATTTTTGCGGTTTTTGCTGATGCCGTGTTGCGCCATTTCCTGCTGAACTAAATTGATCGATTTGTAAACTTGCATGGTTGTTGTTTCCTTGGTTGTATCGTTGCCATTTGGTTGTGTATTCGATTTGCTCGCTGGGCGGCACCCAGCCAAACCGACGCCAGGTTGCTGCTACGTCTGTAGCAACGCCAGGCACCCACTTAAAGTCTAGATCCGTGAGATTAGCTGCCATACGATCCGTCCAATTGTTGATGTGTCTCCGACCATGAAATCGACCGCGCTGATGCCAAGCATGACGCCGACGATGCCTACAACCAACCAGTTGCCAATGGTTCTCATTTTGCGTTGCTCCACATATGATCTTTTACTGCCTGCACAAGCGCTTTCGTATGAGCCTCGACGCCATGCCAGTCTCGGTCGATGGCTGATACCGTTACCTTGCTATGGATTTCCCATAATTCGTCGGTGTTAGCCCAGGCACAGTAATCGTTGATTTGTTCAGCGGTCATGTTGTCAACTTCATCGTCGATGCGTCTGCCAGTCTCCTCAATTTCTTGCTCGCGTTCTTCGATGAGGTTGAGGCCGAGTCTGTAGTAGTCATCCATCGTTTGCTCCAGGTTGTTGTTGTCAAAGATGGGGCCGAAGCCCCGCTTGCTGTTAGTTGTAAGGACGCAGGCAAGACTCAGGAAGCGAAAGCCCACCAGCGTACAGCTTGCCGGTAAGTTCGTTGAGTTCCTTAAGGTTTGCCCACCTTTCACCATCGGAACCGATGCGGAAAGAGATGATGACGAAAACGCCAGCGTTTTTGCCGCGAACGATTTGGTTGGTAGAGAACATGGGGAACTCCTTAAAAAGGGTTGTTGTTGTCCGTGAGTGAGACTGTAAAGCATCTGACAACCGTTGTCAACAGGCTTGCACAACTTTTTTTTGTGTTGTAAAGTTGCTGACATGGAGGCTCTATGACACCAGACAAAGCAATTGACCTAGCTGCTGCTATCGTCGGCGGCAAGGGTGCGCTATGCAAGGCACTCAATCTCAACAGGCAGGCGATACACAATTGGAAGCGGCACAAGATCCCGCTTACGCGAGCGATAGAGATCGAGAAGCTGACGAACTTCGAGGTGACGCGCGAAATGCTTAGACCGGACTTCTTCAATGGCAACTAGCCTATCTCCGCGGTCTGTTGCGCTGCTTCGAGAGCGAGGCTATCAGGTTGCGACAGTCGAGCATTACAACGCATTCACTCGACGCAAGCACGACCTTTTCGGCTGCATTGACCTGCTTGCAATCGGGCATGGCGAGACAGTAGCAGTGCAGGTCACAAGCAGAGGTCATCTGTCAGACAGGCGGCACAAGATCGAGGAGGCAGAGGCTTACCCTGAGATGCTGCGGTCGGGCTGGCGCATCGTCTTGCATGGTTGGTTTAAGGAAAACAATAGATGGAAACTTAAAGAGGTTGAACTGTGATTAAAAAAATTGGGGATGCAATTCTTTATTTTGGTGATTGCAGGGAGATTTTTCACACTTTGCCTAAGGTTGATGCGGTTATTACCGATCCGCCTTATGGCGAACATGACACGCACGCCAAACATCTTGCCAAAGTCATTCTAAAAAATGGAGAACCCGCTGGGCAGGATTTATGTTTTGAGGGGATCAATCAAGATCAAATGATTTTTATGGTTCGCGAATGGGTCGAAAAAGCAAACCGTTGGGTGGTGTTTACTAGCGAATGGAAATTTATGAAAGCGTTAGATGATGCCAAATTGTTAGTTAGGTTTGGTATCTGGCGCAAACCAGATGGTGCCCCTCAGTTCACAGGAGATCGTCCCGGAACGGGTTGGGAGGGTATTGCAATCTGTCATCGAGCAGGACGCAAGCGATGGAACGGAGGAGGGAAACACGCTTTTTACAATTGGCCTAAGGGAAGCAACAATTCAGGACACCCAACGGGCAAGCCCATTGGATTGTTTTCCGAGTTTGTAAACGACTTTACAGAACCAAAAGAAACAATCCTAGACCCGTTCATGGGTTCAGGAACGACAGGCGTTGCGGCAATTCAGATGGGGAGGAAATTCATCGGGATTGAACGTGAAAAAAAGTATTTTGATATTGCTTGTGAGCGAATTGCTAACGCATATGCTCAACCGTCACTAATTGAAACAACATCACAACCTAAACAAGAACAATCAAGCTTTATTTAGCCATGATCTACACACTTGCCAACGATGTAGTGCGCCAAAGGGCTATAGAGGCCGTCAGAAGCGCTAAACAGGGTTGGGTGGTATCTATCCAGCCAGCGAATCGAACAACGGCGCAAAACAGCTTTTATTGGGCTACGCTGACGGCAATCAGCGAACAAATCAGGCCAGGCGACAAAACGCACGATCCTGACGTCTGGCATGCCTACTTTAAGAGCAAGCTGCTGCCTGGGCGCATGATTGAGCTACCGAACGGGCAGGTGGTGGAGCAAGAACCAACGACCACCGGGCTGACCAAAGCACAGTTTTCTGATTACGTTGAGCAGGTTTACGCATGGGCGACAGAGCGAGGGCTGACGATGAGCGACGAGATGTATGTGATGCGTGTGGCGTCAGACACGACAACGCCAGGTTGATGACGCTGCCAGATGGAACGGTTGTCGGCATGCAGAGCAAGGAATGGAAGCTGTATTGCGAAGCAAAGACGGTGCTGTCCTGGCCTAAAGTCAAGCGAACTGAGTACCTGGAGCGTGTCGAAAAGGCGCGAGGGATTGCAGGCAGGGAAGAACTGGCAAGGGAAATTTTGCGATGGTACGGGACAAAGCGTGGCTAAAAGCGGTTGCGAGTCTGCCTTGCCGATTGTGCGGTCGGGAAGGTATGACCCAGGCGGCGCATGCGAACTGGAGTGTCTACGGCAAGGGCATGGGCATGAAGGCTCATGACTGCTTTACCGCTGCGCTGTGCCAGGATTGCCACCGTGAGATTGATCAAGGTTCAACACTGTCGAAACAGCAGCGGATGGTCTTGTGGGAGGATGCTTTCCGCAGGACGCTGGTTGCGCTGTGCGAGACAGGGAGGTTGAAAGCAAAATGATTTACGCTGTGCCAATAAAACAAATGGAAGCTGCTGAATTTGTCGGTAATTTTCATAGGCATAATAAACCACCTGCTGGGTCTGTTTTTTGTGTTGGCGCGTCAGATGGAAAAAAAATGATTGGCGTTGCAATTGTTGGCAGGCCAGTTGCTAGAAATTTGGACGATGGAAAAACTTTAGAAGTTACCCGTTGTTGTGTTGTTGATGACGCGCCGAAAGGAACCTGTTCTTTTTTGTATGCTCGATGCTGGCAAGCAGCAAAAGCATTAGGCTGGCAAAAATTGATTACTTATACTTTGCAATCTGAATCTGGCGCATCGTTGCGTGGATGCGGGTGGAAGGTTGTTGCAGAATTGTCTGGAACAGTCGGGAAAGGATGGACAAATCGACCAGGAAGGGAATGGCAATCTGTTACAGGTCAAGCAAAATTTAGATGGGAAGCGCATTAATGTATTTGTTGCTTCGCTGGGTCAAGGTTGGTCAGCGGTTTGAGCTATGCAGGACAGGCGAAATGTTCACTCTGGTTGCTGCTGGCCCGGAAACACCGTATGGCTACAAGCGTGAATGCCGTGGGAGCAATGGAAGGCTGGCGAGATTGCATTACGCT